CAACTATTTCTCCTTGGTTTTTTCGTGAAGTCCACAATCCCACATTTAAAACGTGCTTTTGATGGTCGGACAAACCAAGTTTAGCAAGCCCTTCACTACGATTTACTTTAGGATACTTCTCAATATCGCTTTCTAATAAAGTAATTGGAATATCGTACAACTTGAACTTATCAATTTGCCATTGGCTTATTAAGGCAAGGTGGTCTGCAAAAAACTTTTTATGGTTTGGGTCAAAACTTGAATCGTGTGATGTTTCAACAATAACGTAAGACCTTTGACTTTCGTAAATACGTGTAGCAATTTCGTCTGCCATGAAATATTCAGGGAATTCCTGAAAGTGTATCACATCGGGATTTACATTTTCAATTATGTCAAATATTTCATCCTTATTATCTCCAAGGGAGTAAAATCTTTCACCCATTAATTCTCTAACCTTGTTTCTTTGAACTACAAAGTCGGGTGCAATAAATGAATACTCAACAACGAATGCTTCGGTGTATTTCTTCGTCTTACGAATTAAATCGTAGGCAAATTGTGGACATCCCCCTGTACTTAAATGGGGAACAAGATGTAAAACTCTTTTCATTAATACTGCTTTTCCATAGGTGTTATTTCAACCTTTAGTTTCCCGATATCTCGTCGTTCCGCATGAATCAAGAAAAAGCAGTCGAAGGTATCAAGAGCACCTTCATTTTTACCAATACGTACATGTTCTAAATTCACATCTTCTACAAAATATCGATAATCGCCTTTAGCACTTGTCAAATGACAAGTAATACTTTTTAAGTGTACTAAAAACTTCCAATAGGTTGGTAGATAAATAATATTTGTCCCTTGAAGATGACCGCGAACATATATTGCATGTTCTCCACCCTCTAAGTTTCCATGTTGCAAATCCCATCCTTGTTTTGACGGGTCAGGATGTGGAATTAAAAATGATTTTGCTTCCGCAGTCAGTGTTCCTGCAATATCAACATCACCTTCAAAAAAAGAATTATCAGCAAATGTTTTCACACCCGCAAACTTTTGTGTACCCGTATTTATAACACCCCTTCCACTTGTGCTTGCATCGGGCATGTTAAATGTATGGGTATTGCCTGATGATTGTATTGCGAAATCTGTTCCTGAAGTTCCTGTTACAAGTAATTGATTTGGGTTAGTGAGCGAGTTAAGTGTTTGTATACCACTTGTGCCTCCACTTCCCGTATAATTTGTGACGGGTTCAACTATACCATCTATATCTTTTACTTTAAGTGCTCCATCTGTTTGGTCAACAAAAACTACAAGGGGATTGCCCTCTACAGTTTTTATATTTCTCGCCAAACTTTTAGTTACCGTTGTTGCCATTAAAGTCTTTCTTAAAGTCGATTATATAATACGCTGTGCCATCACACATTAATTGTAAAACATCTTTTGCAAATTCTCTTTTTGATGGTATATATTCATTTCCCGATGACTCGTTCACCCCGTAAGGGAAGGTAATTGAATATTCTCCAACCCCTTGTTCTATTACAAGGTAAAAAATACCTACAGGAAATCCAACAAAATGAAAAGTTGTATTCACTTTCAAAGATAAAGAAACAATCTGATTTTCTGTAAAATCAATTTTGGTCTTGCTTCCTGATATAACATTACCTACAGTATAACCTTTACCGCTTGTTCCTGAAGTTCCTTTTTGACCCGAGGTTCCTGAAGAACCGTTTTCCCCTGATAAGCCTCGGTCTCCGTTTATGCCTGAAGTTCCTGATGTTCCATTGATACCACTCGTACCCATCGTTCCATTAATTCCCGAGGTTCCACAAGTTGCAGATGTTCCTGATGTTCCAACCGAACCCGATATTCCCGATGTACCATTGCTTCCACTTTTGCCCGAACTACCCGAACTACCACTTGATGCCGATGTTCCCGACGTTCCCGCAGAACCTGATGAACCGTCTATTCCAATTCCATCTACTCCCGAAGTTCCATCTACTCCCGAAGTTCCATCTTTCCCCGAAGTTCCTGATGTACCGTGAGTCTTTCCTGAAGTTCCTGAACTACCACTTTGGAATCCACCTTCAGGTACTTCGACGTTTTTTATGTAGTCTGTTAAAGCCTGAATCGTGCCGTTTTGGTCTTTGAGATAAACTTGATTGTCTTCTCCTACGTAAATAGCCAACCCGTTACCCTCAAGGGTACGAACCATCCAATGCGAAATTTTGGAAACATTCATTACTCCATCAATTCGTCGATAGGACACATTTTAACACTCGTAGTTCCATTATACATTGCTACGGCAACATTGTCCTTGAATTTAAATAGGAATGCGCTAAAATCTTTAAAATCAACGTCAAGTGTTCTTGCCCATTTGGTCATTGATTGATGAAGCATAGGAACGACTATTGTTTCGGTAAGATTTATAATTTTGTTACCCATAACTTCATTATATGAAGTGTCCTCTTTGGGTGTCCAATTGGTACAAGCCTGATATTTTATAGGCTCACCTTCTTGATTGTTTAAGGTAAGACGAACCTGTATTTCAGATTCTTTTACTTCAAATTTATTTGCAAAAGCAGTTATGCCCTTGAAAAAATCCTTTTTGATATTCATATATAGTACACATTTATTTGACCAAAAATAAGCAATCTGCCTAACTTTCTTTATAAATACTTATCAATGTTTTTCCTGTTGATAAATATTTTATTGGTACTCTCACAAAGCCAAACACTCCTTTAACATCTACCGAGCCTACAAAGTCCAATTCTAAATCTTTATTTGCAAGTGCTTTTCCCGCAAGAATCTCTAATTGTCTTCTTTCTTCCCCTGACTTTAGTGTAGGGTTCAATGCATACGTAATTTGTAACGGACTGAAACTTTTACCCGATATAGTTTGTTCAGGTAGTTGAATAATTTCTCCAATTTTAATACCATTCGAAAACACTCCAAATTGAATATTTTTTATAGTTAGTTTAAAATTACTTTTATTTATAAATTCGATTTTTTGAGTAACAGTAAGGGGTTTGAATTTGTCAATTCTGAAACCCGTGGTACGAAAATCCCATTGACGGGCTAAATATATATTTTTGTACAAAGTCCTTGCAAGGACACTAAATGCGACTAAAGATGCACCAATATATATAGTTCTTTTTTTCACTATTTATATATTAGTCTATTAATAATATAAATTCCTCCCGCTATCAAGAAAAAATAAACAAAAGAATTTGGAACACCCGTAACTACGTTTGGTTTTTCATCTAATCGTTCTGCTCTTTCTTTTGCTTCTTCGACCTGTCCCTGTATTTCCTGTCCAAAAGTTTTTTTAAATTTTTCACCAAAACTTTGAGCCTTAGATTGAGCATCTGCAAAATCCTCTTTGTCTATACCTGTTGATTTAAAAAACTCTTCAAAACTTTCCATTATCTTCTTCTTAAAATCAAAACAACACCTAATAAAGCGGCTAAACCTACACCGCCAATCAGTAAATAATTTGGTTTTGCCTCTTCGGGTAAATTACCTCGAGCAATATTTTCTTCATTTCTCAAAGCATCTATTTCATTTTTTATCGCTTCGGCTTGCTCACCTGTCGCACCTGCAAGTTGGTCGGTCAGTGTGTCTATTTTTGATTGCCTCTTTTCGGATTCCTTCACAAAGTCAATTTTTGCTTGAAGGGCATTTTTTTGTTTTTCAGTTGTGGCTAAACCTAATGCATTTTGTAGTTTTTTTACATCTTCGGATGCTAAAGCATCCCTTACTTGTTTTTGTTTGTCAAGTCGCACTTCTAATTCACTAATATATGCATCCCTTAATACTTTATATGAAGCATGACGAATTAATGAATCTCGAATTCCTCCGATTTTAGAATAAGCCGCATCGTCAAGTTTTTTATTTCTTTGACTTGTATTAATTTGGGCATCTACTCTTTCTCTTGCCTTAGCGGCTGAAGTATTCCAATCGTTTTCTTCATCTATAGCCTCCTGACGTAATTTTTTGGCTCTATTTAAGAACTCCTTTGATTTTTCCTCAGCACTTTTGGATAATTCCCTAATTGACTCTTCGTTTACATCCAAATCCAAAACTCTTCTATCCCAATAAACTCCTGAATTTCTATCGTTTTGTAGTTTTTTGGATAAAGACAAAACCTTATCTTTTCTATCGTTTATATACCTATTGAAAGTGCTGTTACCTGTTCTAACGGCATCTGAAGGAACTACATAAGTACCATCGAACGAAAGCATATCGGATTGACCTTTAGACAATCCTAATTGATAATTCAAGTTGGGTGCGGGTAGACTTTTACCAACCATAGCCAATCCTAATTCTTTATTTACGTTTTGAATCATTTTATTTTTTTAATGCGCGATACAATACTATACCTAATCCTATTGCGGCAACCGCTATTCCACCATATAGGACTACATTTGAACCTTTTGTGCCCTTGTTAATTTCAGCAAGGGTATCCATAAATTCTTCCTCTCCTTTTATTTCACAGTTAAGAGATTTCATTATTCTCTCAATTTCCCCTTTCGCCTTGCCCAAACCTTCATTATAACCTTTCATTACTCTTGCCTGTGCTTTACTTTCAAGAGCAGTACGATTATTATTTACAATTTCGGTTTTTATTGCACTTAGAACTGCATCTAATTTTTTACAGTCCTTTAAATCTTCAGGGGAAAGGTTATCAAGATATTTTCTTGTTCCGTGACCTTCTCTATTCTTTTTTCTTAAGTCTGACCAAGTATTTGGATTTTCACCACCATATGCGTTTAAATAATTTGGTGAATACACAGTATCTGCTCCCATTCCTGAACCACCAAGTTGAGCATATGTTTCATCAGGTTCAAAATCATATTGTGCTTTTGGCGCAAACTTATATTCATCTTTATTTTGCCATGCATTATGTCCTGCACCAACAAAATTCATTTTGTCATTCCCATCCAATGAGTAAAACAAATCTTCATTTGGGAAAAAAGCATCTATATCCATTATTTTTTAAATGTTAATTGTCCAAGTTCTCCTCCGATAGAGCGTTTTAATTCTTTTGCACCCGCCTCAGTTGGGTTCGATACAAAAGCATTCATTTTCGAAGTTCTTATTGCAAGCGGCTCATCTCTTAATGCCGTGTAAGTATTATATCCAAAAAAACCATCTACAGTCACCTTTTTACCCTCTTTTGCAAAATCTACAGCCTCATTCTGATACGATTGTATATCCTCTACAAGTTTTTTCACATTTGAATTTTTCTTTGAAAGTTTAAATGAAGGTATAAACTTTGTTTGGTTTGTGTTTGTAGAGCCTCCTGTTTTTTCTAAACTTGCAAGCAGGTCTTCTGCCTCTTGAGCATCTGACTTTCCTAATCCTCTCAAATTTTGAATGATTTTTACAATTAAATAGGAACCTACAACGACCCCTGTAAATATTAAACCGTATTTTAAATTCTTATTCATTTTTTCGTTGTTAAAGTATCTTCTCTAAAAAACGCAAAATCATTTTGAGAATTCATATCTCGCTGTTTAGTAAAAAAGTTTTTTGTATTATTATACCTGTTCCAAGGTGTAGGGTCAAGTTTAACTTTGAACCAAATGTATGTTTCTCCATCAAGGTTTGACATTCCACCCCTATCGGGTTTACTGCTTTGGACTACTCCTAAATATTCTCCTTTATTTTCACCTTCCCAAACAATGTTGTTTATCAGACCATTATTGACAAAAGGTTGGGTTCTGCCTTTTATGCCATCTAACTTAGCAAATACTTTAGTTCCCTTTGCTACTGTATCGTTTGATTTTATTTTTTGAATACCATCAGGTATCTTACGTTGCTCTTCACTAATTTCATCTTCGCCTTCAGGAAGTTCTTCTTCGCCATTATCTCCATTATCTTCCTCATCATCTTTTTTTGGTTTTAACAAAAGTGTCGCACCAAATACTGCACTTAGCCCAAGTATACTATAGAGTGTTATTTTTAAGACCTTATCTGTTTTCATTATTTTTTCGCGTTATCTATTTTACGTAAAACCTTTTGTAAATCAGCATCGTCAGTATCAGCACCCTTTTTCAGGTTTTTCTTAATTAAGATGGTCAATAAAATACCACTTACTATGATTCCTGCTATATATATTTGGCGTTTGCTCATTTTTTTACTTCTTTATATATTTTTATTCCTGCAAAAACCACCACACCTCCTACGGCTATCCACGCTAATGTTTTAAAATTCTTTCCTACACTACCTACAAAATCACCCAATCCTGATATTGTTTCAAGCCCTGAACCAAATAAATTTAATACTTGAGGTGCTAATGGAAGAGTTACACCTGCATAGGGGTCTAAGCCATTTTTTCTAACATACTCTCTAAACTTTACGTTTGTTGTACGACAATCCCAATGACTTGAAAATGCAGAACCTTGAGCATATGCATAATTCCAAATATAATTGGCTTTTTCCTTTCCAAACTTCTTTTTTAATTGCTGATGGTATTGAATCCAATCCTGACAATCCCAATAAGAATCGAATCCCCATTCATCATAATTTGGTGCTGTATTCCATGTAGTTACTGCCATTATTCAATCACTATATCCATTTTTTCAAAATCACCGATAAACTTATTTATCATATCATATCGGTTTTTATTTAATTTGTTTGGAGCATTCTTAAAGGTTTCAAGAAATGCTTGGTATGCTTCTATTCTCGGGTATCCTAAACCTAAGTATAAAAGCAACCCATTCAAGTCTGCTTCCATTTCATCATCCATTTTCTCATTCAAGTAGAAATGTGAAAATTCATGTAATAATATAGCCATTCTCATGGGAATAGTAAATTCCGAGAACTGACTTTTACTCACCTGTATAATTCCTGTTCTTCTTCCAATCCTCGCAGGTGTACTTAAAACTTTACCCTGATTATTGCGTATGGTCTGTTTTAATTGTATAAAGTATAGTCCGTCATCACTTTTATAGGTTTCTTCAGGTTCAAGGTCTTGAACATTGTAAGAAAACTTTTGAGCAAAACTCACAAAACTTCGTATACGCCTATTTCCAATATCATTAACATCAAATCTTCGCTCTAATCCCTTTTTGTAAACTTTGACAATTTCAAACGAGTTATCAGATTTTTTGGCTATCCCTCCCTTATCGGAGAAAACTTCTACTATCGCTACGTCAGGTGACAAGGGCATTCGAACAAATAAAGTCTCATCACCTGTAATGGTTTTATAACGCTCCGTAAACTTTCTTTTTCGATTTTTTGCATCATAAACAACCAAATGTATTTTGGATTTAAATTCCGTTCTTAACTCTATACATAGAGTCAATGGAGCATACCTTGTTACAATCTTTTGTTGTTTCATTGAGTCAATTCATCAGGCGTTGATGCCACTTTTACTGAACCATTTATTACACGATTTACAGCGCGATTGATTGAATTATCGTCTTCACCATCTGCGTCCAAAGGCTTTTTTGGATACCAATAATCACGAAACCTTATTAGCAGGAAGAGAATTCCCCCTGCTAACAAGTATTTCTTTATTTGGCTATCGGATAATTTCACTTTTTAACACTCTTATATACAAAATACCCTAAAAAAAGAATAAAGGCTGTTCTAATTAGCCTTTCATTCATTTGTTTTTTGTCCACGCTTTCTTTCTTAATTTCTTGAGATTTATCCTCTTCAGGTATTTGTTCTGAACCATCTGCATTATAAAACTCCTCCATCGCTTCTTTATGTGGAATAAATTTTCCTTTCGCTTTTTCTCTTTCAAGCCAATTAGAAAATGGAAGCGTAGAGCCTGATTGTTTATATAATTTATTAGCAGATATCATAATCTTTTAGTTAAATTCAAATTTAGGTGTTACATCACCTGCAAAATCAGCAAATTTTGCGTCTATTCCTAAAAAACCTGATTGTCTATCCTTACGACCTCTTGTGGGGTCAACATTTTTATTTCGCCCTGTAGATGTACCTTCACCTAAGCCTGTACGTGCACCTGCTACACCTCCTGTTCCGATTCCTCTTCCCCCTCCTGCTTGTGTGGAGGTAGTTGATTTTTTACCCTTTACCACCTGAGTTTGTGTACCCGTAGATACAACATCACCTCCGCTCACTCGAGTTTTTGTCTTATTAGTATTTGGACGGACGGATACATCAGGTATTCCACCTGTATTGGGGCTTGGTCTATTGCCTTGTATTACTACGTCGCTTTCGCCTTTTATAACTTGAGTACCCGTTCCTGTTGATACTACTTTAGTACCACCTTCATCGGGTGTTTCGTCTTTATCGGATGCGGGAACACCTGTTGGGAAAAATCCTCCCCCACCGCCTCCACCGCCTTGTTGTTTCTTTTTAGGCACGGAATCTTTCTTTTTCCTAAAAAAAAGAAAATAAATCGCGATTGCCGCTCCTCCCGCTATAAGGTAATTCCTGTTCATAATTTATGCTTTTGGCTTACGAAATACAAAGTATAACACTCCTGCTACAACTCCAATAGTCAATATAGTTTTAGTCGTTTTATTCATTTTTTTAAATTTTTATTCCTTTCAAACCACTTGCGTTTTCATAAAGACCGTCGTCATACGTTATTTCATCTTCAGTGAAATTCTCAAATGACGCTTCTGAACCAACGCGAATTGGATTTTTACTTTTTGCACTTGACAAAATGTTGTCTTTCTTAGTGAGGTAAATAGCAAGGGCTACAGCACTTAATAGTATGGCTCCCTCTAAATATTCTCTTTTAATTTTCATTTTAATTAGATTTTATTATTTTAAAAACTATATAACCTGCAAGAATTATTCCACCTGTTAATAGTAAAGAACCCTTTTTTTTATCTTCTTTGTTTGTTTCGTCAATCTTATTTTCCTGCGTTTCACTTTGCTCAATTGGAGGAACTTCCTCTTGCACGATAAGAGAACCATCAGCACCTATGAATATAGTTGGTCTTGGTCGAACTATATTTGGGTCTTGGTAGGATTTTTCAATTACTGCTGAGTCTATAGTCATTTTTTTCTAAATATTAATAATCCAAGTGCTATAGCACCAATAATATAAACAAAATTGATGTTATTGTTTTTCTTCGAATCTTTTATTTTACCTTCTGCTTCAGCGTTTTTTTCTTCATCCTTATAAACAGGTGGTTCGATATCTGTATTTACTATTAATCGATATCTTTTACCCTCTTCCTTTGGATTATAGTAGGTAATTACTGAAGGATTACTCCTGTCTAAAGGCACAAATACATCAATAGATTCTCCTTTTTTCAATCCACCTACATCTCGCAGTAAAATGACCGTTGCATTCCTTGCAAAACGCTCTACGGCAGGTTTAGCCTTATACCTGTCTGCGTAATATTGATTTTTTAAATCCTGTACGTCTATTTTCATTCTAATCTTTTTTAAGGAAAAAATAATTTATTGTGCCTCCTGCTATCGCACCAAGTATTGCCATAACATATACATTTTTCTTTGCATACCATCCATAAAGCAAACCGACCACAGCACCTGAAGCACTTCCTTTTACGAGTATTTTAGATTTATCCATAAATGTATCATGAGTTGAAAATTGGTTCAACTCCTTTACATTGTCTATGGCATCTTGAAACTCGTTCTTCATTTACTTTTTCTTTGTTGCAAAGTATATAATTGCTCCTAATGCTCCTAAAACACCCAAGGAAATACCAACTATCGCCCCTGTGCTTAAACCTTTTTTACTTGGAGGAGGAGGAGTATTTGGATTATTTGGTATATCTCTCCTTCCATCATTTATGTTACTTGAGGTATCTGCGGTAGTTCCTGATTTACTTGCCCAAATATTTAATCCTGTATTTATAATGTTTTTCACCGTATCAGGGTCTAAGTAATCACTTATTCCAACACCTGATGTATTTGTTGTTTTATCTCCATCCGCATTCGCTCCTACGAAAATATCATTGAGACTTTTTCCACCTTTATATTCATCCGCAAAGTTGAGAAACCCTATAAATGATTTATTCTCAGAAATAGCCTGTTGAGCAAGTTGTGAAAATTCTTTTCTAAATGTTTTGCTTGTTTTCAATAGTGCCGCAAATGCTTTATCTACATCCGCTTGATTTGCAGTTGCAGGAAGAGCGACCCCATACTTTTTAATTAAAGTCCTCGTTTCTTTTGGACGACTGTCAATAGTGTATGCGCTAATTGCATAAATATCTTTCTGTTTCATTATTTTTTCAAAATTAATCCTGCTACTACAAGTAGTGATAGTGCTACAATCAACGTGTTAGTTTGTTGCGCTAATTTAGCATTACTATCATTTTGCTGTTGGTTGTTATTCAAAACAGCACTTTGAAGAATTCCATCCGCACCAATAAAATTTTCTTGAGTTTTATTTTCCTCTCCATAGACCTCAAGAATTAAATCTTTATCGGGGTGCAAGTCGACTACAGATTTTAGGGCGGGCTCTCCTTCTTGTGCGACCAACATACGAAGATTATCGCCCATACTCTTTGGATTGACTACTCTATAGCCAAATGATTCTATTGTCCGTTTTGCACCAACGGGATTATTGCGTGCGATATAATCGTAAATTGTCATGTTTGTTTTTTAAATAAAAAAGGGTGGGGTAAATGCCCCACCCCTATAAGTGAATCGGAGAACCGATTATCCTTTAATCTTAACCGTTTGAGACCTTACAATGCCAGGGCTACTGTAGTCTTTGCTTACTGCGCGACCACTCAAACCACGTGCCAAGTTGATGTTATCAGCAGGGTACATGTATAGTTTAACAGTTGTAGATGCCAAAATCTGATTGATAATGATTTTAGTATATCCATCAATTCTGTAACCATAACGCATAGCCAACACAGTAGTCTGTTGCTGATATGGGTCAACAGTTGGTACTAATGGCTTCTGTGCCAAGTTACCGTTAGCGTCTTTAGTTTGTACACTAAGTGTTTCAAGTAACTGAGTAGAAGATGCTGACTGAATGTAAGTCAAACCAACAGAAAATGGGTTGTTCATAAATTGATACAACATTTGCTGATAAGTTACATTTGGTACAGCAGAACTAATAGTTACGTTACCAATTGTCAAACTTCCACCTGCGAATCCTGCATTGTTGATGAATTCGTAAGAACCCAAAACATCAAAATCAGCAACTGCACCACCCGTGTTTGCTACCTGAATGATGTAAGGTTGAGAAGTTGGAGCGGTAGCGGGCATATCTGCACCTTCTGCGCTCATGAAATCGTCACCTGCGGTGAAACTTAAATCGTCATCGAAAAAGCCATCGGCATTTACGAAGCCCTCATTCGCACGATTCTGTGCATCGTTGAGGTATTTGCGAATATTACTCATAATAGTTTTTTTTTAAAATTTAATTTTTTGTTTCTGTTGCAATTGTTGTCCGACGCTTGTCAAGTTGCTTTTGAATTTCATTTGCAACCAATACGCCTACAACGATGGTTAGGACTTTGCCTCCGATTTGTCTTAGTGTTCCAATATTCATAATAAATGATTTTTACCTTCAAGTACAGACTTGTTGGTATTTCAAAAATACTTTAAAGGCTCTGCAATTCTCAAAATTGATATTTTAACCAATAATAATATCGTAGTATTAAACCTGTATTTTAGCAAAAAAAGCCCCGTTTTATTGGGGCTTCAATTTAAAATACGCATGGTAAATTACTTGTAATCTAATTATCTCTTCAAATACATTTTCTTAATTCTATCCGTTTCTTGCTTCATTGCTGACTCGTGTGTATACTTCTTTTTGTTTCCTTTTAAACGTACTTGAAGTAAAGGAGTAATTATTTTCCTGTAGTTTTCTTCTAAATATGTGTTGATTGAATCATTAAATAATTTTTCGTCTACATTACCCATCAAAAACATATTTTCGCAATCTACGTACAAATAAAATCGTTCATCTCCATCATAATATTTTTGATTCACCATCAATTCTGCAATACGCAACAACTCAAACTTATCTTCAAATTTTTTGGAGTGTCTTGAGACGTTCTCTGTTATTTTATGAAAACGTAACCAATTTATATTTTGCCAAACTTTTGTACCCACACGTCCAATTCCCTGATAATGAAGAATGATATCTAAATCGCGATGTCGATTTGTTGCTATGGCTCCCATTAAATCTTGAGGCATATAATCGGAAGTAAACCGATTAATATCTTCAATCAGTAATAATCCACCTGAAAAAACTTCTAAAATAAAATTTAGAGTTTCTGCGAGGTCATCCAAGGTCATTTTTCTACCATCAGCATGAAATGGTCTTACCCGTCTTGCTTCTACTATAGGATGCACGGAAAACTTCATGAGGTCTTTCAGTGCAATACCTTTATATTCAGTATACTCGTCATTAACATCCATTATCAAAACTTTTCTTGGAAGAATGCCTGATGCAGGATTCCCCGTCACATATTGTTTGATAACTCTATTCGTGGTAAATGTTTTACCCACTCCTTTTTTACCTACTGCAACACCTAATAATGGTTCACGCATAATTATTTATTTTTTCTTGGACGACCTCTTTTTCTTTTTGGTTGACCTTCCGTAGCAACTTGTTCCATGTGTGATAATAATGCAGAATCTCCAAACTCAGGTTGCTTTGCTTTTGTTCGACCTTTCTTTACATCTTCATCTGCTGTTTTAACTTCCACTGCTTCTTGAATTTCTTCCTCAATTATTACTTCTTCAGGTTCAACATATTCTCTTGGTTTTGAATTTTCATTTTTATTTCTTTTCGCAGGAGGTTCAGTATCAAAATCATTATCCTTTTCTTCAACTCTACTTTCTTGTGGTTTCGGTGCAGGTTTTGATTGATTAGTAATATCCATCATAGATTCAATCAACATTTTATTTTGTTTTACAAGACTGTAACCAACAGAAATTTTTGTAACAATATCCACTCCGAAATAATAGGCTAAAAGTTGTTCATCGGTCATACCGATGTTACGCTTCATGAAAACCCGTAACATTACAGGTCGAACTTTTTCCTTAAAGTCCTCATCAACGTCAAAAACATCACCTAACTCGGCATTATACGCTTGAATGTATTCGAGTACAGGTAAATTCTGATTGTTTACGGGAATCGTAAGATTATTATCAATCTTACCTTCGCGCATCAACTGCTGAACTACTTCAACTTTTACTTGAACCGCCTTACTACCAAATTTATTCAATTGGGTATATCCATCTAAAACCGCTTCAACTAATGCTTTTGAAGCATTCTTTTGGTCTTTAGAATCAAGATTATTTATATATGGATTTGCACTTTCAGGTTCAGAAGCAGGAGCGGCTTCTTCACTCTGTTGCGAAAATTTACTCTCCAATTCTTCAAATGATGGTGGAGCAAAAACAGGTTCTTCAATTGGTGTAGCATCAATTTCACCACTCACATTCGGTTTGGTGTATGCACGCTGTTGCACATTATCCTGTAAGGGATTAAAATCTTCTAAAGGGGAATCAGGGATTGTGTTGGTATCGTTTTCCATTTTATTTATTTTTTATTTTCTTTTACTATTTGTGTACACTGATTAAGTTTATCCTCAATTTTCCTATCAAATGCAGATTGCTCGTCTAAATTATCAATTACTTGTTTTGCTTTGCTGATTGTTGATAAACTTTTATGTGTGTAGTTCATTAAATCAGGAAGTGTATAGTTCAAATGATTAAATGAAATATACACCCAAATAGCAAAAGCATATTTTCGGGGATATTTTCTTGAATTACCAAATAAAACATCAGGTGTAATTGAAAATACTGTACACACAGCGTCTGTAGCAATTTTAATATCACTATTCCAAATGTTTTCTTGTCCTTTTCGAAGTAAATGAATGGTTCGCATATAACCAATTTCATTTAATGTATCGGACAATGCAGAAAATAATTTTTCAATTGGTTTATTTTCAATTTTTCTGTACCTCATCGCAATTTGTTTCTATAATTATTTTACCTTCTTCACCCCAAATTTTTTTGGCATGAATTGTATGAACAACTTCATCTCCTCCTTCAGGTAACAGACTATCCATCAGGAATTTAAGAATATTGTCTAAATCAGGTTTTTGCCTATGTGGTTGCCCTATACTTTGCTGTTTTTTCTTTTTACTCCATGATTTCGACACGGGAAGAACAAATGTAACATTAATTATTTCGGGCAATATAAATTTTTGTTCACATGCATAAAATTGAATAGCATGTTTAGCAAGTCTATATTTTGTGACGACCTTCCTTGCGGGATTTAACCATTTATCCCTTTGAGTCATTCTTGGTTTGCCTAAAGGAGTTATTAAAAATTCATATTCCATACTTACTCGCAAATTCTTTGGTGTTGACTATTTTTTTGGCTACAAATCTTCCAAAGTCATTATCACTTGAAAAATGTAGACCCAAAAACAATCTACTCACGGCTATGTCGTGAGATAGTTCCGATAAGAATTCGTAGTGTTCAGGATGTTTTGAACCAATGTACTCGGCAAGCGTATATGCTTGACATGTGTGCCCCGAAGGATATGAGGCAGTTTGAGCACTCTGTGAAGCATAGGGGAATAATCTCGCCTTAAAATATCTCGCCAACTGAAACGGTCTTGGTCTTTGATATTTATACTTCAATTTAACAATCACATATTTAACATCTTCAATTATCTTGTCGATGTCTTCATCCATATTTTCACCTATCGTATCCTTACAATAGTCTTTATAAACATTTATCATGTCGTTATCGTATTTGATAAATCGACTTAATATTTCTTCGTCCTTTTGTTCAGGAGCATTTTGAAAGGAAATCAATTCCCTCATTTCGTCCTGTGTAGCATCTGAAGTGTTTTGAGCAAAAGGGTATTTAAGTAAAGGTTCGATTAAAAAATCAAAATATCCCTTTTGCAAATAGGGTAATAAATTGTCGGATGGGTTTCCGTATTCTATTTCATTAACCCAACTCTTCATATTTTTCGCCCATTTGGCGTTTCAAATTCATTTTTAATTCTTTTATATCCTTTGAAATTTCGCCTTCATCTGTATCCATTTTTTGCATAGATTTTTTGTGAACAGCAATTTGCATTATGAGAGATACAAGAGTCAATGAAATCAAACCAATGGCTATCCATTGACCCCATTCATTTTTTGTATCATTGCTATTTGAAGTTTCACTCGATGCTTCACCCCCTTCAGCCATACTTGCTGTATTTTGAGTAATAGCGGGTTGGGTATATGGGGCATTTTGTACAGCCGTTTGTGCAACATTCCCACCTTGAGCCATAGTAGTTTGAGATGTGGCTTGAGCAGGTGCTGAACTTTCTATTTCGTTTAAATGATTCATTTTATCCTACAAATTGTAATACGTTTCCTCTACGTATGACTTTTCTTGTGCCTCCTACTTTTGGAGTTGTATTATTTTCTTTTTCTTTTATTTCCTTCTTGGTGCTAAGAGCATTTTCTACTTCAACTTTAACCTCATCAAAGTCTTTACGCATCATTTTGTAAACTAATCCTGCTACTGCACCACCACCAACAAGAGCCAAACCAAACATTGCTTTGTTTTGCGTATTACCTTTATGAAAATACATTGCCGCTAAAATTCCAATCCACCAAATTGATTTGGAATAGTGCAATGAACGATAATTTCCCCGATAATATGCTTCAGGAGAAATTTTGCCTTCTTCAAGTTGTTTTTTTAGAGATTTTTCTCTGTAATAAAAAACCGCCTCAGCAGGAGTAGGGATAATATTTGATAATATAATCCCTACAGCCCCTGCATAGAGAACTCCTTCGGAATGCCGTCCTTGAGATGCATTAATAATTTCCTCAAAGACCTTCTTCATTAATTTTTAGCCTTTTCGAAGCCCTTACCTGCGAAGTATGCAATTGCATAAACAGTCGCAAGAGATAGTGCGATTCCTACTGCCATTGGGACTAATCCTTTTTTGTTTTTCATGATATTATAAATTAAGTGTTAGATGTTTTTGAAAATTTTTCAACCACCGTTCCAAATATCGTTGACATGGTTAACCATTCAACAGCAGTTATCAATTCTGCTGAGGGTTGAAATTCTTTTGGATTCAAACCGTTGATTGTCATTGTCGTTGCTAATGATAAAAAGCCAATTGTACCTAAAACACGCTTATGGCTAATTTGACCATTTGCACCTGAAAACATATCCGTAAGAAATTTTTTCATAGTGGTTTTCAACAAATTTACGAAATATTTTTTAATGCCGATATTAGTTTTTTTGAAGGATAGACATCTGACTTGTCATATCTTACCGCAGTGTGACTGTACAATCCATTTTCACCTTTCAATGCGCTTTTACTTATTTCCCAAAAGTTTTCGGGTTTATATGTAATGTCAATGTTGTATCGGTCTTTCCAAAATAAAAGTAACGCACAAACACTTTCAATTTGTTTGTCAGTGTATTTATGAAAATGCAATATATTTCTGAAAGGAGTTTCAAGTGTATCTACTTGTTCTTTGGGTACTTCAACATTTGCCCAAGAATAAAATTTTCCGTCACGAAACGAAAGTGCACCCCATGAACAAATTTCAACACCAATTGATATTTTATTCAAGTCTTTGTAGGATAGTCCTTCTCTTTTAAAATGACCATTATTTAATCCAAGATGGTATCCCCAATATTTACTTGAAAAACCTTGAACAATTTCACCATCAGTACCTCCATCGTTTCCACTCGATATACCAATGCATGTTGCAATTCTACCCCTTCTATCAGTATCCCAATATTTAAACATGTTTTCAGCATTTCCTCTTCCCGCAGAATGGTGAAGATATATTTGTTTTTTATCAGTTTCTTGTTGAAAATATTCATTTGATTCAAATGAAACTGTTCTAATGTTTTGTGGTAATTTACTCATCTTTTTTAGGTTTTATAAAAGTTTTATAATGAAATATAGCCGCCCATGTTAAAACAAAGGCTAATCCCACATTAAAAAGTATTTGATAATCAGGTGGATAATCAAAAATTAAGGCTTCATAGAAACCTCCTACACTTATTAAAATTAATCCTACTCGTAGGGCTAACATTTCCAAATTACTCAAAGATTTAAGTCTTCGGTTTTCTTTTCCAAAAACATAAATGTAAAACATTGTTCCGTTAAAAAAAATAAATGAACATGCAATACAGTTAAGAAGATTCATTATTTTCATTTTTTAAAAATTATATTGGTTATTTTTTCAATTCCCTTTAATCCAAGAAATCCAAGTATAAAGGCAATTCCAAACTTATACGAATCTTCACTCAATTTCATCGTATCGGTGACAATTGGTGTTAAATAATTAGCCGATGCAACTCCCGTAATCAAACTTACCAAAGTTGAACGCATGTTTGATACGGCTTGTTTTCCTAAAAGTAATAAAGAGCCAAAGAGACCCGCTATCGATAATCCTATGTTTATTCCTATTTCTTCAAAAAATGTTTTCATTACCAAAGAAGTTTGTCTGCGTAGTATCCTGCGCTTCCTCGAATTTTTCGATTCTTCGCATGCCTGTCTTTATACGCTTTTCTTCGAGTTTTGGCTGTACCTTTAGGAACTTTTCCTTCTCTTTCTAAACGCATAAAAGTTGGATAATCATTATATCCAATTGCTCCTACACTTGCGACTTTTTCTCCTTTTTTATTGAAAACGTCAATTTTTTTACCTTTAGTGGTTGAGGGTTTTACCGTAACCCCCAGTTTTTTTGCTTGTTGTCGTGTATACCGAGTAATTGAATATGCCATTACATTTTTGATATTTTTGATACAACTACTCCATTTATATATGAAAACACAACAACTACTCCTATTAACTTTATGAATTCTTCACTATTTGGAAAATAAAATTTACCTTTTTCTCTATCTCCATTTTTACCAATATTGTAATGCAATATCGCTTCAAGCGAAAACACAGTTAGGGTTGAATAAAAAACAATATCTTTAGTCTTCATTCTGATTCTTCAAATAGTTTATGCCATTATAAAAAAAAGTACCCACTCCAATTGCAATCAAAGAGTATTTTACAAAAGGATTAAAATTACCTTTTACTCCCGCATAAATAATAACGGGGGCAACATAAATCACATCCAAAATCCGCACGGGTTGTGGGTCGAAAATGAAATAATGTTGCCTTATTTTCTCCATTATTTTTTATTCATTACGTTTATTGCTCCCGCAGTGATAACTAAAATAGCCGCCCCAATGAAAAAAGCACCTAAACCTGATTTCTTTTTATTTTCAATTGGCTTTGCTTGTACTGTTGGTTCAACCACCTTTTGTTCGGGTTTTTCAGGAGCAGTCTGTGCAGGTGTTTCCTGCTTTTCTTCCTCCTTCTTTTTTTCTTCCACAACTTCTTCCACAACTTCTTCCTTTTGAGTATCTAACCAATCGTCGATAACGTTTGATATCTCCTGATTAAATTCAAGTACCGAATCTTCTAATTCTTTTGCATTTTGCTTTTCTTCATCCGTTGATTCTTCGGTTAAGGATTTGTTTGCCTCTTCCATTTCAGCAAAGTGTAGTGCGGAATTTTTTACCGCTTCCTGTAACTTACTTGGAAGGTCTTCTGCTTTTACATTTTTCTCTTTGAGAATTTCTTCAATTTTTTTCATATTTTTTACATTTATTACGAAGGTAATTTATTTCCGCGTTTTTTGTCTTTATAAAGGCTTTTTTCCAATCTTTTTATATCTTGAGAAATAATTTCGAAATCCCTTTGGGCTTTTTTATCACCCCTGTCTGCTTTATCAGCCATTTTGGTCAAATCCATCAATCTTTGGGAGTCTAAATTTCTGTATTTATATGGATTATGACTTGCTTCATTAATGGTTTTTTGTCTCCTTGTTTTAAGTTGTACTTCTACAGGTACATTATTACTTTCAATGATATAATGAATTGCCATATAGCCATCTTTCGGTTTTTCATAATAGTCCTTTCGTTCCATTACTTTACCCAATGCTTCATCATCCAACTTATCCCTCATATTATTGATGTCCTCAATATTTTCTACGACAATACTTGTCCCTACCAAATCAGTCAAGCCTTCAACATCACCCTCTTTGGTCGGCTTCATATTATACATTTTTTTGTTAACCAACTTGTTCAAAATGGAATAGGGTGTTTTTGTTCGAGCATAAATGGTGGAATCTTTTGGTGCTATTTCAACTAATTCATCAACCGTTGCATCCATCTTTCCCCTCATTTCTTTTTTGGTTTTTAATATGTTGTCAAAAACTTCATTCAATTTAACCTGTTCTACACTTTCACTTATTTTTGGATTTTGGGGTTCAATATCATCTATATCGGGAACTCCATCACCATCAGAGTCTTCGTAAATAGCCTTATAAGACTTTTTTCCAAGATTATCTTCAATCACCTTTACTTCAATTTCACCACCATCTTCGAAATATTCACCTTCCATTAATCCCTGAATTATTTCAGATGCATTTGTAGGAGTAAATCCTTTATCTTTTTCTAAGGGCAATCTTGCCCCAAAAACAGGAACTCTTACATTCATCAACTCAGACAAACTAACACTTCCTGCTTCAACTCCTTGACCTAAATCAACCAAAGCCCAAATATAATCTTTGTCTTCAGGGTCTTGATTTATCAGATACCAAGTGCCTCTTCCATAAGGATTAAATACTTTGACAATTGCATCCTGCATCATCAAATTACTTCCCATACTATATTGAGACTGTAATTTTTTTTCTTCTTGTTTGGTTAATTTTAGTGTTTTCATTTTTTCATTTGTCCTGCTCTTTTAACTGCATCTTTCCAAGGCTCACCTTCTTTACGAATCTGTTTCGCAATTGTAAATACGCTTGCCTCTGCTCTTTTTGTCGTATTAGGATTTTTCTCGACAGTCGCAAAAATTGTATCCCAACCCTGTTTTTTAGCGACAGCGAAAGTGCTATTTCCGTCTTTTATACGATATTTCTTATTTCTCGTTTTATAAATAGTGATAGGTTTTCTTTTTTCGATTTTGCCATCATATGCTTGACGCATATATTTTTCGGCATTTTGTATTCCCTCTTTTCTTGCCCTATTTGGAATCAAGTCAGAAATCTTTACTTCAATCGTACCTTTTGGCTTCGTGAAATACTTCTTCAAATTGTAAGGCAATTTGATTTTACCGCCTTTTTCCATTTTATCCATAGTTTTCACAGTGCTATATGGTCTTTTACCTACGGCTTTATTTTCTCCCTTAGATTCATCCCTACGTGCCTTAAATGTGGCTTTCATCTTAGCCTCTTTAGCATTTAGATTACCCAATGATTCGTCTAAACGGTCATTGAAACCTTGGTCAAGTTTACCACCTTTAGCCATTTTGTTTGAAAGGCGTTCAGCCACATATTCCTCGCCACCACTCGCAACAACAACTTGCCTACCCTCTAAG